ATGAAATACGCTATGGTTAGACTTGTGTTTGACAGAAAACACGTTGCAACGAAAGACAAAAAAGGATTGGTACAGCTGGAAGTTATGCACGAAAGAAAGCGCAAATGGTTCTCAACAGGAATAAAAGTGTACGCTGACCAATGGGACGAACGATACAAAGTTGTCAATTCGCCACACACTTTTGAATACAACGATACTTTAGACGCACAACTAAAACAGGTACAGGACTTCATAAAGGACGGAGTACAACGTAACGTTCCTTTCTCATTCGACGAACTTACAAGTTTTATGAAACGCACAAGTGCCAATGATAGCAGTCTGACGTTTATAGAGTTCATTGCAGAACGATTGATTGAGCGTGGAGATATTAGGAAAACTACAAAGAGGGTACACAGAACTCTATTGACGGCACTCGAAGAATTTAAATACATAGAACACTTCTCCGACATAACGACTGCCAATATCACAAAGTTTGATGACTGGTTACACGGTAAGAATTATCTGCAGACAACCATCTATGGCTATCACAAGAGGCTTAAAGCATACATTAACGAGGCTATAAGGTTCGACTACATTACAACCAACCCATACAGCAAACTAAAAATAGAGCGTGGAAAGTCTAAAGGCATAAAGTATCTGTCAATGGACGAACTGAAACAGATAGAACGCTGTACGATAAAAGACAAGGCTGTAGAACGTGTCAGGGATTTGTTTATATTCCAAAGCTACACAGGTCTTTCATACAGCGACTTGGCAAAGTTCGACTTTTTGGAAACAGAAGAACACGACAACTGTTATATCATTAGAGACAAAAGACAAAAGACGGGCGAAGAATATTTTGTAGTAATACTAGACAAAGCTATGCAAATTTTAAAGAAATACAACTACAAACTACCTATCATAAGTAACGGAAAGTACAATCAGTATTTGAAAGTCGTTGCATCGTATGCAGGAATAGATAAACCAATATCCTCTCACTGGGCACGACACACGTACGCTGTAATGACCCTTTCACTTGGCGTAAGAATGGAACACATTTCAAAGATGCTCGGACACTCGTCTACCAAAATAACCGAAAGCACGTACGCAAAAGTTCTCGCCACAGATATAAGAAAAGATTTTGAAATGATGCAAGAGAAATTAAAACAACAACCATAAGAAATGTTTCTTTCTTTTCTTTGTTTTTCTTTCTTTTAATTGTGAAAGAATGTAAAAATAGAAAAAACGAAAAAAAAATTTCTCGTGCGTATTATAATAATATTTTTCTTTTCTTTTTCTTTTCTTTTTATATAATATATTATATATATAGATTTATCCTAACCGCACGTGCGCGCGAGGGTTGAGAAAATTAAACAGAATTAAACAAAAATAAACATTTTAGAGATTAATTGTTAAAGCAAAAAGACTGAAAATGCAAACTGCGACAAATAAGGAGCATTTAAAACTTAAAATATTAATACATTTGTAACTGTTTATAGTATAAATAGTTACACGGTACTACGACAAATAGGGAGTATATTTTGTGTTTTTAAATTGAACACTTATATTATACTAATAATCAACTTGTTATATCTAATTACGACAAATAGGGAATATGTTTTAAAATGCGTCAAAACTAAATGTTAAATTGAACTTTTAAAAAATAGGGCGTTTTACTATAAAAGATGAGTAACTGCGACAAATAGAGAACATCTTTTATAATCAAATTAATATCTTTGTAACATATTAATAAACAGATAATTATAAAGATATGCGACAAATAGGGAAGTTGTTTTAAAAAATAAATTTATTATCTCATAATGCGTTGTATAACAGTTAATTATACGCAAGTGCGACAAATAGGGAGTATGTTTTTCTACTATAGATTTTAATAGAAAAAAGGGGAACTTAATTTCTCGCTCCCCTTTTTGCCATTTCGCAAAGCCACTTCGATAGGTTTTTCGGCTTTGCTTATTTTTCAATCTACCGTTTTGTAAGCCATTCAGCTGCCTTTCTAAGGCTTAATGAATAATGGAATACATATACACTGCAGATTAATACTTAATGTTCTAATGAGGGCGTTTGGTAGTATCTTCGCAACTGTAATTGAAATTAAGACAGAGTATGATTGACGAGGTAAAATATAAGGGTTTTACGGCTGCAGGTTCTGATTATGACTGTGGCGATGGCGAATTGGCTGCCGTAATGGGATTGCTGCCTGACAATGTTAGTGCAGGTGGTAATATTAGCCTTTCGGGCATTCAGGAGGCTAAGACAGTGCTTAAATTGGGTAGTAAGGATAGTACGGTGCTATATGTGCATCGTGGAGATAAGTATACAAACTATATTATAGTTGATGTTGGTTATAATGCTGCGTCTAATGGTTCTATCGTTGCGAGCAAGTCTAACTTATATAGGGGAGGGCATTTGTATTGGTCTGTCAATGGAACGGACATTCACGAGCTTTGCGATTTAAAAGATGATGGCTTGTATCGCATATCTTCTGTTGGTAACACATTAATTCTACTTACAACATCGGGCGTGCAGTATCTTTTATGGGAGAACGAAAGGAACGCTTATAAAATATTAGGTAGTGAAATACCTGATGTATCTCTTCTCTTTGGCTTGCAAGGAGAATTGAAACAGAGCGACAAGCTGGACGTTTCAATTGTGAATTTTGACAAAGGAGTAAGTAAAGCTGAATGGGGAGGCTTCTTGAATGATAGGCTAAATGACAAGTCCACGCTTCGCCTAAAGATTAGAGATAGCGAAAAGAAAGAGATAACAGATTACGTGTTGGGGTATGTGAATAAGTTTATAGCAGAGAATTACGAACGCAATGGCAAATTTATCTACCCATTCTTTGTGCGCTATGCCTATCGGCTGTATGACGGCAGCTTAACGAAGCACTCTGCGCCTATATTAATGATACCGTCTACAGAATGCAGCCCTATATGTATGGAAGAGGGTATGAACTTTTATAAGGCAGGGGATAAGGTGTTCTTTTCTACAACTCAAATAAACTACCGTGTGTTTGGAATGGTATGCGATTTAGACTACATCGTAACAGATGATACAGGCGTAATTGAGAAGCTTAAAGTTTGGAAAGATATCGTTAAGTCGGTTGATGTGTACATTTCAGCTCCTATATATACATACAAACAAAGTGGCGACATAGAGTATTTAAATATAACGCCTGTTCTGTCATCTGATATGACTACTGTAAAATCTGTTTGCAACTTAAAAGAAGTGCAGGCGGAGGGTAAATATAGCGATTGGAGCTGGATTACAGCGTATAAGAAGAAGTTTAACGTGCCTGACGGTGCGCAATATGCGGACGTTGGTTTTAAGGCGAGTATCGAAATTCCAAAAGTGCCGCTTAAAACAGTATTAGAGAATGTAAAGACGTGCCGTGATTTCTATCTCCTCAAAAGCATTAACATAGAAGAACTAACATCGGGAGTTAGAAAGAAGATAGATATTGATGAGTACTTCCTTAAGGCTCTTGTGAATCGACAGACGATGACAGACGATTACGACAGCCACGATAGACTTACTGCAAAATATTCGTTTGTGTACAACCAACGCTTAAACCTCACAGGACTTTCAAAGACGCTGTTTAGTGGCTTTAATCCATCGGCTGTAAATACGGCTGTAAACTCTGACGGCATAGAAGCTGCAGAACAGAAGATGAGCAAGGTGCGTGCGTATGTATATGTTAAACAAGGTGGGCGCAACATAGTGGTTGAAAGCGATACAAAGAATATATTCTGTAATGTACCTATCTATTACTTCTATTATCCAAACGCAAATGCCTATAAGGCTATCATTCGCATACAGGGGGACTGGGAATTTGGCGAATGGAATGCAAGCAAGGAACGATACTTCGAGTTGCCGCTCGAAAGCCATATCGGTCTTAATGGTGCATTTTGGTTTGGTAATTTTAGACGGCTGGGCGATATGAAAGAGTTAGATACAGAAGCCTTTAATGGCGTTAATATTCCTATCGTATCAACAAGTGCCAATAGAACTGTAAATATAGCTAACAAGATATACACTTCAAAAGTGAACAACCCCTTTGTATTTCCTATTTTAGGCATTACCACTGTCGGTGTTGGTGAAGTATATGGTATCTCCACTGCTGCAAAGGCTCTTTCAGAAGGTCAGTTTGGACAGTTCCCATTGTATGCTTTCACGTCCGATGGTGTGTGGGCTTTGGAAGTTGCGTCCAATGGTGCTTATTCGGCACGCCAACCAATTACAAGGGACGTGTGTGTGGATAAGGATAGCATAACACAAGTAGATAGTGCTGTGCTGTTTGCAACGACACGAGGCATTATGATGTTGTCGGGTTCGCAAAGTACCTGTATTACAGAAGTATTAGAGAGTGAAGATGCTTTTAGCTTGGGTTCTTTGCGCTTTGGTCCTGAAATCATAAAGTTGGCAGGACTGTTAGATAAACACTTTGATTATATTCCTTTCAGACAGTACATACAAGATAGTGGAATGGTATTTGATTACACACACCAGCGTATTGTGCTGTACAATCCCACAAAGGCGTATGCGTATGTATATTCGCTCCGTACGAAGATGTGGGGTATGATGACGAGTTCTATTACTCACGGTGTCAATTCATACCCACAGGCATTAGCAATGTGTAGCGATGGTAGCTTAATAGACCTTTCAGAATATGAGAATAGGGACGATGCAAAGTTCCTATTTGTTACACGCCCTCTGAAATTTGGTGTGCCTGACGTATTAAAGACTGTTGAGAGTATCATTCAGCGTGGACACTTTAATGATGGTAGCGTTAAAATGGTGCTGTACGGTTCTGTAGACCTTAACAGCTGGAATATAGTGTGGTCCTCTGAAAATCACTATCTACGTGGTTTTAGTGGGTCGCCTTATAAATACTTTCGCATTGTAGGCTTTGGTAGCCTTACAACGTCGCAAAGTTTGAGCAATGCAAGTATATCGTTGCGTGGTAGGTTTAATAACCAGCTGCGTTAATGAATAACTAATGATTAAAAGGTATTATAATTAAGTTTGCAGGTATGATAACAAACATTGAATTAGATATAAAGAGAAAAGACGTTTACAACGAAGTGGCGAGGATTAGTGGCTACGTTGGCGCAAAGAGCTTTAAAGAGCAGGACGGACAAGCGGATACTTATAGTCGCATAGCCATTACGGATAGCGATAGTGAACTATTGGATAGGTATTGGGAGGACTGTTGCGGAAAGGTAGCTGGCGAGTTGCAACGCTTTATAAAGGATATTGTGTCAAACGATAAAAGTAACGATGCCACATTTATAATACAGCCTTTGAGCGATGTAGCACAAAGGAAGACAGTATTGCAAAAGGATTTGTTTAGTTGTTTTGTGAATTTCATTCTGTGCAAATGGTTTGAACTGACGGACAAGGAACGTTGCGAATATTACTTTGCAAACTACAATGACTTTATAAAGGGTATAAGACGCAAGCTGTGTATGAAGTTTGCACCTACAAAAGCTAATTTTGAATAACAAAGAATATGGCAAAGACAGAAATTAAAATTACAATAAAGATTGGCGAGCTGTTCTATGACATAGCCACAAAGACATATCTTGCGAATCGTACGGCTATGAGTGGCGACAAGTATGAGGAAGCAGCCGATGCAACCACAGATAGTTCGGAGGAATGTGAGAACGAACTGTATAGAAGCATACAGAGTGCTATTGCAAAGCTACGCACTCATTTAGGCAAGTATATATATAACTATGAGGAAGTGGAGGAAATAAACAACGTCCTTAAGAACGATATTAAGCGTTCTGTAGACAAAGGATATGTATTTGTTTTTAGTATGCCATATAACTTTAGTGTGTCTTCTATAGACTTCATTTCAGCTGGTTTGCACGACTATATTGTGAATTATGCTATTGGTAATTGGTATCTAAAGACAAATGCGGACGAAGCAAATGCCTATTACAAGATGGCGGAGGGTCTGTTGCCACAGATTTACGAGGCTATGAGCAAACGCACTCGCCATAGACGTGGCACAAGGTTTTAATATAAAGGAGGTTAATATATGGAATTAAAATGTGATGGTGGGTATTGTCAGTTTACAAAGTTGGCAAGCGACAGAGAACAGTTACAAGTAAGCCTGCTGTTTAAGCGTGATGAGCTGTTGCACGACATTAGTAACAATAGCTGGGTGCAAAGCGAAGTATCTGCTTCGGACAATACAAACGCAAAGCAAGAGCTTAAGGATATTGTGCAGGACGAAAACTTGGATAGGGTATTACGTGTTCTGCGATTGGCTCATCAGGAGTGCATAGAGCTGCTGTATGCTTATACACACACAGATATTGTAGGTGGTGAGCATTTGGACGATGCATTTGCAGACCCTAAGAACTACATTATAGATATGAAAGTGCCTACAACGTTCTCTCGCACGTCTTTAGAATATTTGGTTCATCTTATACACGAATATTTGATTTGTAGCGTGCTAAGTGATTGGGTAGGCATTACAATGCCTGAAAATAAAGTACTGTGGGCGCAAAGGTTGGAAGATATAACAGACAAGATTACGACTACTATAAACAGGAGGAGTGGACGTGTGAGGCGTTCGCAATGTCCGTTTTAATTGTATATATTTTAAAATGAGGGTGTGTCCATTTTGACACACCCTCCCTGTCCTAATAATACTGTTTCCATTGTGTTTGTGTGTTTAAAAAGCAGCTGTGCCTATTCATCTCGAACTGGCAGCAGCCTGAAATAAAACAATAAATAATTATACAAAACAAAATTATGAAAGTAAAAGTCCTAAGATAGTGCCTACAATACCGCCTGATAGCCATAGCACGATGCGTTTCCACTGCCAACGTTCGCACTCTTTAATGAGTAGACGAAACGCTTCTACCATTAGGCTGACAACGCTTACTACTGCTAAAGAGTATACACATACATTTACCGCTGGTACGTCTGCTTTTGCAGAACTAATCGTTATGAAGAACGATATTAGTAAGCCTACTAAGGCTAATAAGATGTTACTACTGCTTAAATTTTTCATTTTTATTTTCTTCTTTTTTTTTTATTATGAAACTATAAAATATCTGCTTTGTCGCTATCTGCCTTTCCGTTGGTACTCTTTAAATACTCGTTCAGGAAAGGTATTTTATCAATCACCTTTAGGGTTAATACGTAATAGACGAAGCCTGCCACCTTCCACATCGTGGTATTCTCAATGAGCATCATACGCCAATTTCTTACTATATTTGTAGCGTAGAACCAAATAGCTACACCACAAAGAGCTTTTACAACACCCAATGTTTCTGCGCCAGCATGCAAGAAATAGCCTGTAAGAAATATTGATGCTGTCATTACAAAAAAGACAGCACAGTGATAAAAGAATACCATTGATTTCTTCAAATCCCATCTTTCGCCATGCTTAAGACCTGCAACCACACCAAATATGTAGTTCAGTGTGAATACTATCAACATAGCGTACATAAAGTCCCTAATAGGAAAGAATAGACTTAGCATACCGCTGATGATAGAACAGATAACATATTTGAATTGCTCTAAATAATTCATACTTCCTCCTTTCTTGTTTGATAGAATAGTATATTAAATAACAGCATCTATCTCGCTTTCAGTGATACGTGTAAAATTGTTTACCTCGTTCTTTACGCTGTTAGCAAGGTTTTTAGCATCTGTACCCTCCTGCTTTGCTGCATCAATTAGCTTTTGTGTTTCCTCTCCACAATATGGCTTCCACGCTGTCCACGTATTCTTTGCGCCTAATGGGTTACCATCTTTTAATATATAGTGGCGAATATAGCGTTGTGCGCCTTGTGCTTCTTTAAAGCGAAAGCTTTTAGTGCCGTCTAATATGCATCGTGTTTCTGCTATCTGCGTGATAGCAAGTGTAGCGTTGTCTGTGAACTGCTCTAATGTTCCAACCGCATACGTCTTGTTGTCTCCGTTTGTATAGGTAAGTGTGTAGCGAATAACAGCTTGCATACCTGTGAGCTTCTTAACGGCTTCTAAGCCTGTGCCTGGTGAATGGTCTAAATCCTCAATATCAAGAGTTGGAAGCATTCTGTAGTCATTCTTATACAACTTGTTTAAGGCTGCATTAAGAGTGTCGCTTTCGTTAAGCTCGTTAAATACGTTATCTGTATCAAGCGATGGGATATAGCCAGTGAGTGCTGTTACTACATTTGTGCCGTGGTTTTCAGGAGTAAACTTGCTTGGCTTGTTCTTCACTTTCGCCCAATCGACACTTTCGGCAACCTCTGCAACAGAAGCCGTGCCTGCCACGTAAGGCTCGTAGCCTGCTTCGCTGTTGAGCTTGGTATCGTCCTTTACGAAGTACATCTTGCCGTTTAATGTTACTTTCACGGTGTCGCCATTCTGCACTTGGTCTGCTGTAAGTGCGAAACGTGCTACATCGTTGGCTACAACCATACAACGTTCCATTGCTGCACGTGGAATGTTGGCGAGTGGAATTTGTGTTGTTCCCCACTGAATGCCTGATGCTGCCACTCGTTCGGCTACTTCTGCGTGTCCCACTCGAATAGAACCTGCTTTAATTTTGCTGTTGTAATGTTTGAGACCGTCTAAATCTAAAAATTTTTTCTCTGCCATATAATTAAACTGTTTTATTGATTATGATTTATCCAATTTTTTCCTTTACTACATAAAGCGTTTTGCCATACAACTGACCATTCTGATATTGTGTTCCATAGCCATACAGACGAAATAGATAGGCAGAATTTGGTTGTAATGGTGTTGCGTCTCTCTTTACGTCTAAATACCAGCTAAAATTAATATTAGCTGTATTCGCTCCTGTTATAACTATAAATTCAAATGCCTTTCGACTGTTGTCAGAGATAAGCTTCTGCTTAACGTTTATCCACCACGCCTGTCCTGCAGGGTAGGTAAATTGAGAGTTGTCAAGTATTGCAAGTTCGTTGCTGTCAAGCTCTGCTAAGAAGTTTTTGTTTGTTACAACTCGTTGCGTCTGCGCAAGGTTTTCTTTTATCTTGCGTGCGAAGTGCTTTAATCCTGCGATATCTAAGAAATGTCTTTCTGCCATAGTAGTTGTTTTATTCGTTTACTATATTGTTTATCTCTTCCTCTGTGATGCGTGTTGCATCTTCTATAATTTCTGTTTTGCTCCCACCTATAATAGGTAGCATTTTAGAGCCATTCCACGTACACGCATTTCCATAAATGCGATGATAGAATAGTATGCCCACAGTTGGCTTGCGTCCATCGTGCGCAAGTTCTCCATAATCGTCAGCACCTTTCCAGTTAGTGTAATAGGTGTCTCCTTTTTGGTATACAAACACATTCTTAACTCTGTCCCACATAACGCCTTTTTTGTTTTCGGGAGTGAGATTTAAGCCGTTAGGCGTGTTGCTGTCTTCTGTGTCATCGGCTGCTGATAGTGAAACGGCTTGCACATCATCTACATATCCATCGAAAGGTAATGCGCTGACGTGTTGTTTTGTCTGTTCTAAATTATCTTCTGTTGTTAGTTGTTTCCAATCGTTTTCATTCTTTGACCTGTCGGTGGTTGTGCATACATAGTATACACGCTTTTTTGTTTCTGCACTTAAGAAACTAATCATCATACAACGTTTGAACTCAACTCTGTTATCATCTGTAACAGTCTCCACAACCTCACGCAATGTACATAATTGACCATTTGGCGATGCGTTGTATATTTCAAACATCATATCAAGACGTTCGTTAAGACGCACAAGTGTATCGTCTTTACATTGTCGCCATAGCGTCCATTGATACTTCTTTATACCGCTATAGTCTTGCCGTAAACCATAGTTGCGCCAATAGCGTATAGGTTCTGAATATACGTGTCCGCCACCGACCTTTGTGCCATTTACCAAAAGACGTGTTTCTATAACTTCTGTGAGGACTTGTCGAAATTGGTCTGCATAGATGTGAAGTATACCTACATTTATACCATTCTCAACTATAGAGAGAACTGTGTGTTGGTTTTTCTCTTTAACAAAAGCGATAGCTTGTTCGGGTGTCGTTGGAAATTCGTTTAGCGTTTTCAGCGACATAGTGGCTGGTGTGCCTTGTCCACTGCTGCCACCTGGTGTATCGGGATTATCGAAACTGAACCCTTTTACACGTAATATGCCACCTACAATTAAATCGTTCTCAACGGCAAGGTCTCCATCAAAGGTATTTGTAGTTCGTCCGCCTGTTGGTGTAGTGTCGCCCTTGCTTTGCCATATACGCTCCCATCTGTTCCAAACGTATTCTATGCCGTCTATGAATAGGTAGTCGCCCTCCTTACCACCATCGGGGTATCTACTATATACCTCTAAGATGTTTGCGAAATTGCCAAGATTGTTTTTCTCTTTAATTTTGTTGGCTGGTACAGTAACAGTAGGCTTCTCTTTCGTCCATTCTAATGATAACGGATTCCAATAGTAATTGCTATCGCCCACAATTACATAGTCGCCTTGTATGCCACCTAATGGGTGCGCTACGTGTACGGCTTCTAAACTTTGGTATGTTCCTAAAAGGTTGTCAGTCATAATATTATATTAATGTTTCAGTTCGGACAAGTCCATATAAATAGAATACATTAGTTTTGCTTGTTCTACTTCGGACAAAGAGGAAAGAACAAGATAGGCACAGTAGTATATCACAGCCTTTTCGAGTTTTTCGGATATACCGATATGCTCGTCTTCTATACGTGGTATAGGAATGTAGCGTGCCACCTTTACGGCTACATCGTTAGACGTGCACGAATAAAATTCCAATATCAAACCAATAGGGTGTTGTACAATAGCTACAACAGGGCGTTGCGGATTGCCTCCTATTCCTGCAAAACGGCTGTTTTGTTGTTTGTATTCGGGGTCTGCATCTGTAATAGCTTCTGTTACGGGATAGCTCCAATCAGCCATTTGAAATGTTAGTAATCGCAAAAAGTCTTCGGGTAGTTGTGTAAAACCCCAATGCTTTGTCTTTGACGAACTCCACGCTACAGCTGTACCTATACTCTTGCCGCTATCTAACAAATGGCGTGGAGCATTTACAGTTACTGCACGTGCTGCATCTTCTAACTTGCTCTCTATAAGCGTGTCTATGCTTAATGTGTCTACATCTGTTAAACCAGCAAGAGGTGCGCTGCTATTGTTTCTGTCAATAACAGTGCGCACCTCGTTTACTAAATCTGCAACTTTGTACATCATTGCAATACAAGTAATTAAAGTCCTACAAAACGAATACCCTTTGTCTCTGCAAAGGCTTTTGCTGTTACCTTGCTGCGAAGCTGCTGTTTCTTTGCATCGTCAAAGTTCGATACTAAATAGTCTACTGCTTCTTCTAAGCTGCTCACTTCGACTTCTGTTAAGTTGTCTTCTGCTGCTACTTCTGTGTCAGTAGGGATTATCTCTGTAGCCTCTGCTATTACTTCATTTGGCTCTTCGATTTCCATTTCGCTAACCAGGATTATTCGTCCTTGTTTAAAATGTCCGCTATTTTCTATCGCAAACTGTACTATTTCGTTGCGAGTGGTGAAAGTGGCAGGACGAATGCCTGTGCCTGATGCAAGTCCGCCCTCAAAATCAATATTCATAATTCGACCTGCAACGTTTAATAGAATACTCCATTCTATCATTCCATATACGCCATACGTTTTTTGTGTCATACACTTAAAAAGTTAAAGGGGAGGCGAGCTTATCTCAACCTCCCCTTTGGTTACTAACATTTAAAAAATTATCACATTATGAAAATACACTTTACAAGTCTAATTCACCCTCGTACTTCTCCCAAGAGCCAGTACCGCCTGCAGATTTGTAAATCCAAGTTTCACCCTTATGCGCTTTAGCATTGATGCCTGGACAATCTACAAGTAGATAGTAAACTTTGCCGTCTACCAAGTCTGCGCCTGTTGGTGCTTGATTGGTTTTCCAAACTGTATAGCTTGTTGCACCAGCTGCTTTTGGTGTACCCTCACCGTTGATGAAGATGTGGCAAGCACCTTTGAGAGCGAGTGCGTCCCATACTATGAGTGTCTCACGTTTTGCTTCGTGTTCTTCTACATTTTCTGTATCGGTGTGTTCGGCACTGCGAACATAGTGTACAAGACGGTCAATTCCTAAGATTGCAGCACTGTTGCTGTAACCGATACGGTCGAGCGTTGGCTCGTGTTTAAAATCAAAGTCGCCAAACACAGTGTGGAAGCGTGTAACGCTCCAGCCTAAGTTATTGGTTTCAACTTTAATTTGCACTTCGGGGTGCTTTGAGAAGTCTATGCATTGAATATTCTCTAAGAAATTCTTACCGCACAAACAGATTGCGCCCTTTGGTACATCTGCGCCTGTATAGAAGAGTTTGCCAAGACCTACAAAGTCTTCGTACTCCCACTTTCCAATGTGCTCCATTTCACGTTTAAAGCTCCAACGAATACCAGTCATAAAATACACAATCTGTGTACCTGTCTTATCGTCCTTAACTGGCATTTTGCCACCACGACCAATCCACAAAGAACGGTTGGTTGCGTGCTTAAACTTACGAATAGAGTATTCGGCAAGCAACGCATTTGTAAATGGAATACGCTTCTTTTGACTATCGAAGTAGTCAGAAACTACACGTGTCATTCCTCGCTTCTGTAGAGTAACAAGTGTTGGCACAGGAACGAATGTGTCGGGAGGCACTACCTTTTGCGTTTCGTGTAGTGCTGTTGCAAGGATATCAATCTTTGTGCCCTTTGGTATTGCTGGTGTTTGACAATACTCATTGGTAGGACTTTGGCGTGGACCGTTTACACAACGAACGATAGGATTATCGCTGGCATCTCTACCTGTTACGTAAAGTTGCAAGTCAGAACCTGCGTCTTCCTTTGAGCCATCTTCTGTGTATCCATTTACGCCCCTTACTCTCAATGTTGAGTAGGTTTGAACATAACTCTTATCCTCTTCTGAAAGAGTAAGAGCGAAAGAAGCTGCTGTTCCTTTTGCTACTGCTGCAGTGGTGGTAATTGTTGAAACTTCCTCGTCCATTTGGTAGTGCTGCACTCTGGGTGAATTTACGTCCACTTTCTTTGCAGCGAGCATAAGTGAACAAAGTGGGGTATCATCGCTTTCGAACTTGGCAAGTTCGGCATCGATGTCTACCTCCATAAGTTCGCCAGGTCCAACGCCACCTGTTGCGGCTGCCATACCATCTACGGTTGTGGCTTGACCTGGTAATTGGGTTCCTAATCCTGTAGAGCCTGGTGCTGCTACAGGTGTTTTGTCTACTGTTTGAATAACTTCTGCCATACTTTTATACAAATATTATTAGTAAAAATTTTATTTTGCCATTTCCGCATCGCTAAAAATAGTCGATCTGCGTTTTGGTTTTTCTGGTATTCCGTTTTGTCCTCCCATAGCTGCCATTCCGTCTCCTGTTTTGCGGAGCTTTTCTGTTATCTTTGCATTCTTGCCTCTTACTTCGGCTTCGTGGCTTGCTTCGGCTATGTCGGTGTCGTGGTTGAGTGCCTTTAATGCCATATCCATTGTATCTCGGGTTATCTTGCCGTTGATACCGTCTGTGATAATCGTCATAATGAACTCTGAAACGTTGTCGAGTTCTTCATCGGTTAGGTTGTTATCCTCCTGGAATTTAGATAATTCTTCTAAAGATACCTCTAAATTCTTGCTGTATTCCTCTTCCAACTCTTTGGACTTGCTAACCTTATCGAGGTATTCTTTGTGCGCTTCCTCTAATGCTTCTTGCTTATCGGGGTCATCTAATGCTTCTCTTACATCATCGCCAAACATACGAATAAGCTCTACTGCAGGGTCTGCGCCTTTACGCCAACTATTAAGGTAGCCTGCACTTCGGGGGTCGGCAGCGAACATACCTGCTAATTCATCTTCGTGTTTCTTGTATTCTGCGATTTCATTCTCTGCGTTATCGTAATCTTCGCCAAGTCTGCCGTACAATACTTCTTCGTCATCGAAATTATCGTCGGGATATTTGGTTTTCAAACGCTCCATAAAAAGTTCGCGTTTGTTTTTTTGCGGGGTATTTTTTTGCTCTTCTGCCATTGTAAAACAATATTTTGTAGTTGATAGCGCAAAAATAGGTACATTATTAATAGTTATACTTTTAAGTATTAACACAAAACACTATCTTTGTAGTTGGGAACAAGTGCCAATATAACAGATAGTTATTTATATTGGTGTTTATGAAAAACTTTGGGAGTGTATTTGAATACGAGCAAGAACGCAATAATAATCTATTACGGCTTTATCATCAGCTTATATCAGAAGTAAAGTTTATTTGTTCGGAGGAGATTTATCGAAAAATGTCAAATAGTCCGTCTGACCGTTTTTGGGTAAGTGAAGAACGTGCATTAATAGTTGTTTTGCAGATTATGAAAGGCGATACCCTGATTGGTATGGGCAAGAACAAGCGTGATATGTTCTTTGAGATATACAGGCGAGCAACCATAATGAAACAGAAATATCCAACACTTAGTCTTACAAAGATAATATTTAAAGTGGTTAGACAACCTGCGCCAAAATTCTACCTTACAGAGGGTTCTATAAAAGTAATCATCAGTAAGATTAAATCAAAATGGTACGAACGGAGACGGGTAAGAAACAAATAGATGTTCGAGTATCGAAGCTGCTTGATGAAAACGACAAGCGTAACGAAGCGAATAACCGTCTGTTTAATCCCATTACAGGCGAGGGGTCTGTTGGCAAGAGAAAGAAAGTAGAAATAAAAGACCACCCATTACCTGTACAGTATCTACCTGTGGGAATGCTAAATGTTCCTCTTGTTAAACTTATCGTAAAACACAAGTCTATGAAGCTGTTTTGCGAAAAGGAAATGGATGCGGAGTACACGGAGGAAAACAGGCTAAAAATAATAGAGCAGATTGTTCGCATACGCATACAGTACGACTTTGCGTTTTGGGCAGCCTTGCTTGTGTACATTAAAAATAAAGGTGGTGGCGAAGATGTCTTGTTTCGTCTGACACGTCCACAACGTAGGTTTGTAGAGAGGTTGGAAACACTTCGCCTTGCAAACAAGCCTATACGACTTATATTGTTGAAAGCCAGGCAATGGGGTGGTTCTACTACATCACAGCTGTATATGGCGTGGTTGCAGCTTGTTCACAAGGTAGGTTTAAACTCTCTTATCATTGCGCATCAAGGTACAGCATCAGACGAAATTAAGGATATGTTCGACCGTATGATTAAGGCATATCCGACAAAGATGCTGCACGAGCTTGGAGAAATTTATAACCCCAACGAACCTAAACTTGTTGGAGTAGGTAAATCGGGGGCGATATACAGAGTACCACAACGAAACTGTAAAATAAAGATAGGTACAGCCGAACGTCCTGACAGTTGTCGTGGTGGTGATTACAACTTGGTACACCTTTCCGAAGTAGGTGTTTGGAAAACTACAGATGGAAAGAAACCTGAAGACATAGTACGGTCTGCTTGTTCAGGTATTCAGCTAAAGCCGTACACGATGATAGTTTACGAAAGTACGGCAAATGGTACAGGTAATTTCTTCCAGCGTGAATATGACGCTGCAAAGAAAGGTGTATCACAATTCCAGGCATTGTTTATATCGTGGTTTGATATTGATATATACAGCTTACCATTTAAGAATGAAGATGAAAAAGCAGACTTCGCTATCGAGCTATGGAAGAATAGAAATAACACAAATGTTAGCAACGAACGTGAAGAGAGTGGTAAATACTTGTGGTATCTGTGGGAACTTGGCGCAACCCTCGAAGCTATACATTGGTATGTGGAAGAGAGAAAAGGAAAACCTGACCACGCTACAATGGCATCTGAATATCCGTCTGACGATGTGGAAGCATTTGTACATTCAGGCACAAGAGTATTTGATAAGTATTTAGTAGCGAAATTAAAGAAGTCTTGTTGTCCTCCTCAATTCATTGGTGATATGGTTGCCGATGGAGACGAGGGTAAGGACGCATTCAAAGGTTTGCGTTTTGTTGAGGACCATCAGGGTTGCTTGTGGATATGGAAGAAACCTGAAATATGGGCAAATGAAAAAGTTACAAACCGATATCTTGTTGTTGTGGACATTGGCGGACGTTCTGCAAAAGCCGACTACTCTGTTATAACCGTATTTGACAGGTTCTATATGATGGACGGAGATAAGCCGTCTGTTGTTGCACAATGGTATGGACACACCGATATGGATATACTTGCGTGGAAATCTGCACAGATAGCCGCCTACTATGACAATGCATTGTTGGTAATAGAGAGCAACACGCTCGAAACAAAAGACAAAGACAGAGTTGTAGACGGTGTACAAGCTCCATTTATATTAGACCAAATAAAAGATGTATATCCAAATCTCTATGCACGCAAGCAAAGTGCGGAGGCTATTGCGGAGGGTGCGCCAAAACGTTACGGCTGGCACACGAACGTATCTACAAAGCCGATGATTATATCAACGCTTGTAAAGGTGATAAGAAAGCAAATGTACGTAGAGAGAGACGAACGCTGTATTGATGAGTATCTGTTTTATGAGCGTAAGAAAAACGGTGCATTTGGAGCAATCGTTGGCAAACACGATGACTTGTTGATGACACGAGCAATAGGGTTGCACATCTGTTTCTACGAAATGGAGATACCAAAGATAATATCAACAATAAAGAGTGCTGCTGAAAGCAAGACACACAAAAGAGTTTTGTCAGAAGCAACAATATAGGAAGTATGTATGATTTTAAACCCATCGAAATTGATGGGTTTATGAAAAGAGGTTGATTTTTTTTGACATATATACCAACTGCTGTGTTATAAACAGAAACGACAAAGGTTGCATAATCGCAACCTTTGTTTTTATTATGAGGCTTTCAACATATTGTAGCCCTTGTTTACAGCGTCCATATCTGCGCCTTGTTGAACTTGCTGTTGTAATTCGGGCGGCAGTCCGTTCGGTGTTCCTCCTTGCTGTTGCATTTCTGCTTTCTGTGCCTTTATACTCTGTAACAGTTCGTCGGCAAATGGGAAGTCTCCATATTCGAGTAACTGTTCCAAATTGATTTGTCCACTTTGCCAAATCTGCATTAAGAAGTCGTTTGCAACTTGTCTGAATGCAGGTGTAGATGTACTCTCTACTATACTTAAATCAAATTCAACGTCTCGAATTAATTTAGGGTCGTAGACAACTATCTTCCCACTCTTGCCTGCAATGTTGAACACACGTTTGCCATCGTAGAACTGTTGCATATTCTTAACATCCTTGTATGCTCCATCTACAATAAACTGACTGAATGTTTCGAGTAGGTCTAACAGAGTTGTGGTTGCGTTCTGTGCCTGCTGTGCATAAAGTGAACCGCTTGTTGTGCTATATCCAGGTTTACCTTGCAATGCTCCGTGAATACCTGAAATATCCTCAAAGAACTTAAGCTGTATGTTGAGTAGTTCTGATATGCCTATGTTTGTAGAATTTACAGCAATCTGTTGTGGGATAGGTACTCCTGCCTTTGGTTGGTAGGCAATGACACCATTAAACCTGCTCCATTCGTCTGCAATCTCTTCCACTGACATACTGCCTAAGCTTTGTTCGGGCACGAGTAAGACACCTTTCGCACTTGACCGCATTATCCAGTCGTATAACGTAATTAGTCGGTTGGTGTATCGCTGCTGGTCTATCACGTCATTTACGAATGAATGTATCTCTCCGTCTATGAATGGATAGGCTTTGAATACGTATGGGTGGCTCTTATGCTCGTATGGTGTTTCTCCCTCATCGAGGATATCTCCGAATGGTGTAAGATAGTAGTAATACCAATAATCATCCATAAACCACGTGGCACGCAAGAAAGGTACATCTTCTAAATCCATACCAGCCTCTATTGCCTGTTGCTTCCGCTCTTCGTTCACAGAGAGAAACAGTCGTTGGTAGTCTTCTACGTCTATCTTGTAAATATCTCCATTGTTGGGGTCGTGAATGCGATAGCGTGGTTTGCTTTCCTTGCGCCACACCTCTATTACCCTGCAAAGGTCGCCATCTCTGGGCATAAAGAAACTAATATCTGTATTGTCCGATGCTCCAAAGCTTGTAAAGTTGCTTACGATATTCTGTTGGTCTTTTGCAGACTTGTATATTTCGGATAATTTATAATAGTCTTCGGGTGTCTTTGCAAATTGTCCGCACAGAGTATTGAAACTGACATCGTGAATTTCTCCTATGCAACTTGCGTCCCACCCTCTGAAATCACGCATTTTGTTGTCAATGAAGAAATTGTTGGGCTGTACATAATCTGTCCAACAGTCTAATTTGTTATTGCGCCAGCCGTACCATTTGCGGTGTACAATGAAGCCGCTAATCAAAAACTCCTCAATGCTCCGTGCGCTTATTTCGTCCATACGGTTAAGCTGTCTATTGCATTGTAATATAGTAGACATCGTTTCGCCAATACGCTGCTCGTCTCGGTCTCTTGCTACGCATATAGGTTCTTTGCTCTGACTTCTGTAAACACCTAACACGCTGCGCACCAAACGTCTGATAAGGTTGTTTTTCAATGGTATGTTTCCTTGCCGTCTGATATATTCGGCTTCCGTTATTCTTTTGCCCTCTACACAAATGACGTCTTCCCATTGCTTGCCATACGCATATCGTTTATTTCGCTCACGTTCTTTGCGAAACTCGCTCATATTCATATAGTATTGCTGCGCCTGGAACAGAACATCGTAAGCACGTGCCTTGTTGTTGAGCTTTGAATTGGCAACGCTATCCATTGCACGCCTATCTTTAATAGAACAGACACGTTTTACACTTAACAGTTTTTCTTTCTTTGCCATAAAAATATATTTTTATCTGTCGCAAAGATATGAATGCGAATTGTTTAAGTGCGGTTAAGTATTAATTTAGGTATGTGAATTATAACACCGAAGCCCTATGTGGATTTATAGGGCTTCGGTGTGCTGTTATTTCTTTTTGAAGAGCTTGTTCATTTCACGAATGATACGCATTGTTGTTTCTTTGTCTTCGCTGATAAGTTCTTCTATGCCATCATCTTCTTCGCCATCTAAACGCTGTTCTTCGTTTCGTTTGAGGCTTCGTAATGAAGACTTTAGGTTATTGTTCAACTCACTAAGATTATCTCCTAAATAGTTGAAATCTTCCTCACGTTTAGCGTGCTTTCCTTTCTGCTCACTTTCTACTGTCTCCATCATATAATGGCGTAGTCCTGTGAGTGCCTTTTCGACTTCCTTTTTGTCGGTAGTATTGTCTATGTGGTTCAATGCTTCCTTTAGCAAGTCCATTGGCTTTTTATATGCCTTTGCTATTTTGTAGCGTTGATATTCAGGACTTTTAATTAAGTCTGTTATCATTTTGGCATATTCCATTTTACCCATTTTTACCTGCTTCTTGTAATTGGAAAGTCGGTACTCTGTCTCTTCTGTCTCTTCCTTGAAATCTTTGTAGCTGCCCTGTGCGCTGCTTCTCACGCTTCGTTCGTCGAGCTGCTGTACAAATCGGCTGGCAACGGGTACGTCTCTCCAACGTATCTCTTTTGCATCTCCGCTAAAGCCTTTATAAAGCAAGCTGCTCATCTGTGTAACGAACGTTGCAGGACCTCCGAAGTAACCTTTTACAAAGTGGTTTATAACATCGGGGTTGAGATTAACACCTCCACTGTCTACATCATTTCCGCCTGTTAGGCTGTTGAGGAATGTTGTAGCTTCTATGAGTACTGGTGGCGTGCTGCTGAATGCTTTAGTCCAACCTGGCGCAAACTTCTTGTTCTCATTGTCGTTATATACCTTTCTGCCGAAGTAGTCTGTATTAAACATATACTGTGCAACTGGCTGCAGAACGGTAGGTGTAAGTGTTATGGGCAAGTTTCCACCGTTGCCTGTGAAGTCTATAGGCAATAGTCCTGTAAAACCCTCTACGGCTTTTTGCAGTCCGCTTGAGAATGTTTCCTTTCCAAATAGAATAGAAGCTGCTATTTCTCCCATACCATAGAAAGGTCTTAATTCTTGTGGCAATGGAATGCTTATGAATGTTTTTTCTAAGAATGGTATACGTAACACGATGTTGTTTCTGCGAACCCAATCCATATTGTCCCAATACTTATCATCATCGCCACCACCACAAAGTGCTGTAAGGAAAGCGTTGAGCATTGGCACTCCAAAGCCCAAAGCACCGAACTTGGATATTACAAGCATTGTGCGTGCTGGGTGCTGCTTTAGCATTGTGCCGAAATTGTTTATGGACTGCACGGCTGCATTGAAGAAGATGTAAGCGAAGTTCATAAACCTGCTGCCCATTTCTCCGCTGCCTTTCTTATTGAAGTTCACAGTAATATCCTTTGCGTCGTAGATGGAATCAACGATATTCTTGCCTTGCTGACGGCTTGTCATAAAGGTAACAAAGCGGCTGAAATCTTCTGCACTTCGGTTGGCGAACTCTACGGCATTGATGAATGACTTCCACCCACGCTTTGCGATGTTTGCTTTGTTTCCATTGACGGCATCTTTTACTTCTTTCTTTATGCTCTCTATGTCTCGCAAGGCTGTGAAACCAGTCTCGCCACCCCCACGCATAAACTCATCGAAGTAACGTTCCGTTTCATCGTTCATATTAAGTGTGCCGTGTTCCCATTTGTACACAAGTCGTGGCAATGCTCCACTAAAGAGTAGGTTGCGTGCATTCTTTGAGGCTTGCCGCTTGTATTTCAATCCATATTTTATATATACAGCTTGTGATGCAAACAATTGGTCTCGTGTGAAGTTGGTAAGTACGAATGCTGGAGAAAAGCTTGTATACACGCCTGATAAGAAATTCTTTAGCTGTGCTGCTCCTATTTCAGCCCATTTAGGTAATTTGCTGCCTTGTGTGTCGGGGTTAGTCAGACCGTTTACGGCTTGTGCTACTGCTGGGTTTCCGTTGATGTAGATGATGTACTCTTTTCCACCACGCCATACCTTAATGGTGTGTTCTTCCCCCTCTCCGTTGATTACACGTTTGTCGAGCTTCAATCCGTTGCGCTGCTTTATGGCTGCTCCCTGCTCTGCTAACCTTTGCATCTCCAATTCGTGCTCTTCAATAATCTTGCTTATCTCATCGGGGGTTGCATTTGCTGGTATGTTTGCATCGCTACGCTCCCATTCTCCTAACGCATTTTTGATGTACCATTGTTCGCCAACTGTAGCAAGACTGGTAGGGTGGTTAAGCACGAAATTCAGAAACGTCTGTTTCATCTTGTTTCTGTTGGCTTCAATTATACTACGCTGTGCCATAGATGCGATTATAGCCATCGGGTCTTCGGCAAGCGACGTGCGCCCCTTTGCTGTTTTTGTAAGTGGTTTTCCCTTGTAAGAGCGATTGTTGTAATATGTATAAACATCGTCTGCAGTAGGTTCAGCCCACCCACGCAAAGGAATATAATACTTATACATATTTAGAATATGCTCGTACGTGTCCTTTGTCATTATGCCGCTTTCGTAACCAGTCTTTAACGTCTGTTTTGTGGCTGCATTGACTTTGCTCCAAAACGCTGTAACTTTCGGCATTGCATTAGGCGTTTCTACAGCATCTACAATCTTTTGTGCTTCGTATTCGGCTTCCGCAACATCTTCTTTGCCTGTGAGTTCGGTAAGTCCAGAATAGTCTCTGCTGGTGTAGACTTCCAATGCCTTGTCGTATACCTTTGTATACTTTTCTTGTGCTTTTTGTACTGCTGCTTCATTCTTGCTTGTGGGGTCTTCGTTGTAAGCCACCAGTGCATCTTCTAAAGCTTTCTTTGCTTTCAATACATTTTCGTCGTTCTGCGCTGCACGCTTGCCCATATACTCGTTGCGTTCCAAGCCGTGCTTTGCTACCATATACATATTGAGTGCATCGTAGTCCATTCCTACGGCTTCGCAAAGCTGCTGCGCTGCCGTGAGCAATGGGTTGTAGTAATCACGGTTGTAAACTTCACCGTCTGTTTTGTTTTTGGAGGTCATTGCGTTTTCGGCTTTGTAGGTATCTTCGTGCGATGCCATCTTGTCGCCTGTTGCCTCGAGTACGCTGTTTGTGAATGACTTCAATGCAAGCATACTGTCTACGTACGATTTGTAGAAACGTCTAAAGAAGTTGTGCGTTTTTGGCACAGAATCTATATTGTCGGGTTCTTTTGTTTCCTTTTCGTAACGTGTACGTGCATCGGGTAGAACTTCTGTTGCAGTGGGGTCTATGCTGCTTCGATACAAAACATTGTCTGTTGCCTTGTTGGCATAGTTGCCAGCTTTCAATCTGTACTGCATTGCGACATCTTCTGCCTTGTCGAGTATGCTGCGCTTGCCGCCACCTTGCAAGTTCTTGTAACTACGCCATAGTATATAACGTAGGTCGTTGTCGGTGATGTTGGCATGGTGTAACCCAAATGCGCTCATTATTTCTCCAAAGAGTTGTTTGATGCGCTGCCACAGTGTGGGTTTGATTTGTTCGAAGTTGATGTTTTCTGCCATTGAGGCAAGATATTCCTCTGTTGCCGTGCGTATGTTCCAGCCGTGTTTTGCTGATAGATGGGCTATTTGCCGTCTTGTTTCGATGTCGGCTTTTGCAAATACGGTGTCGAGGAAGTTATCGAAGTTGTCTCCAAAGAGTTCTCTCAATCCGTGATGCGCCACTGCTTCGTGGAGTACTGTTTTCTCTATGTCTGCAATGTCGGTGTGGTTGCTTGCCACTACTACGATTTTGCCTGTGCGCTTATCATAGAAACCTTTTGCAGTGGATTGCTCGCCATTGAGGTTGCTGCCATCGGGTACTATTTCCACGTTGTTAAGATGTAAGTTCTGCACAACGCTTTCTGCGTGGTTGGTAAGTTCTTCTACATTGGCAGTGGGCTGTGTGGTGGCGGTTTGTTCTCTCCACCGTTGGCTATACTTATCGATGTCTAAGTATTCCTTTATGCGTTCGCCAATTGCTTTGCGTAAATTCTCATCGTAATTGTTGTAGGCTTCAATGGCGTTTTTGGCTGCAAGATAGTCGGGAAAGTCTTTTGCTAACATCTCTCGTATCTTCTCTTCCATTTGTTCGTTGAGAGAATGCAAGAAAGCGTCTCTTTCTTTCTTTTTTTCTTTTGTTTCATATGCGTAACCTTTAAAGCCTGTAAACTGGTCGTATTTTTCTATCTGCTTGTGTCTCCACTCTATAATTGGATTTGCGGCTGTTGCTGCTTCGTTATATTGCGGTAGCTCAAATTTGTACTCGTACTGTGGTTTTTCCACTTTCTCTATCAGCGGCTGTTTTGTTTTAGGGTCGATGCCTTTGCAGAGTGTGTCTATTTCTTTCTTGTGTTTGAGATAATCGTCTGCAAGCTCATCTTCTGCCCAGCCATAGAATGGTGTTTTGTTGCCGTACATACTGGTATGATGCCATTCTGAATTGTCGATGAAACCAAGACTTGTTAGCATATCGAGCGACTTTGCTGTTATGTGGTATTCTCTTCTAAATTCAGTTTTTGGATATCTGCCCTCTTCTTTAGCTTCTGCAGCACGTTTGCTCATTGAGTAGCCTACGTAACCACTATTACCACCGAAGACGGTGCGGTAGAGGATATCGTCTTTGGTGTCTTTACTCTCTGTGCTGTCTTCATCTTCTGCTTCTTCTGCTCCTATAATATTTGTAGCCGTCTTAATTTCGCTATCCATTGCAGCATATTTCTTTTCTTTCTCTTCGAGTTCTTTCTTCATTGCTTCGGTGTACTCTTCGAGTTTCTGTTTAGCTGTTTCGAGTTCATTTTTAAACTCAAAAGGTTTTCCGTCTCTTGCAAGGATTAGTTCCAAGTCGGACTTATAGCGTGTTATATTCTGCTTTAGTGTGTTGATGCGTTCTGCAAAGTCGTGTCCTGTAATAACATTTTTTAGAATGTCTTCTATGCCGTTACGTAATAATCCCTGCTTTATAGGTACATTTTTCAACCCTAATTCGTCTTGCGAATAGTACATCTTGCGAGTTATCTTGCTAAAGAGCGAAACTCCTTTATTAGCGGTTTCTTTTGCTAACTCTAAATGGATAGTAAATTCTAAGCCGTCAATATTGACAACCATTTGACTATTGTAATTTGCATTGGCTTTTTCTTTTAGCTTGTTACTTTCCTCATTGATTTTTTTGTTGTAATCTTTAATGAAGTCAGCCATAGCTTCTATGCTATCAAACTGTTGCTTTCCGATGGTAATCTGATTAAACTTGCCATTTGGGAAAACTTTAGCAACTGTTTCAAGATGTGCGCTGTTGTCTGCCAACATTCTCTCTGCATCGAATATCTGCCCTCTCAAACGTGGCTTTGCATTATGTATATACGTTTGGTCGGCTTCCCATTGTCGTTTTTTACTTTCGTATTTGCGCACTTCCTTTTCGGCTTGATTTTTAAACATTGCATACTCACTACCAGAGAGCTGCGCAACGGTATCTCCAAACAAATCAGCTTCTTCTTCCAACTCACGATTTTCCATACTGTTTTCTATAAGTTGTTTGCTGTTCATTATACTGTCAGCAATAGCACCTTTTGTTTTTAATCGTTGGTAAGCTGTAACATCGAGGCTGTCTTCTACTCCAAATCGAAGAATGCGAATAGGCTTATTCATTTCTTTGTGAATATTTCCTTGCCGTAAGATGCGACCGTTGCGCTGTGTGTAGTCCATAGGTCGGTTTGGAGCGTCTAAATGTATAAGCGTATGCAAGCGTTCTTGTATATTTACACCAGTTCCAAGCGTGAAAGTACTTCCTAAGATGACACGTATTTCTCCACTATTGACCTTATCGAAGATTTCGAGTTTCTTGTTAATGGTCATTCCAGGCTTCATTACGAAAATCTCTTTTTCAGGAACACCTTTTTCAATAAGTTTCTTTTTTATATCTTCGTACAGATTAAATCCGAATGCTTTGTTTTGGTATACATCGGCAAATATAGCCACAGTACCCTTATAACTATTGGTGTCTTTTAAAGATTGTAATGTTTGCCGTACAGCTTCGTTGGTTTTACTGTTTACATCATCTTCTGCTGTTGCATCGACAAGTCGGGCATCAACGGCTGCTGCCTTTGCAATACCATACATCGTGAGTGGAATATGTGTATTTTCTTTCTTCTCCGCACCACTCATATTTTCGAAAATAGTAAGTTGGTCTTTTACGTATTTCATTACACTTCGCAAAGACTTTGTTTGTGGCAAGTAAATATCCTGCGCTTTTCCTCCTTCTATCTCTGGTATCTTTTCTTTTAATTTCTTTTGGTCTCTTGTTAGGACGATATCCGCAACACTAGACCATATACGAGCGAGTTCGGGTAAGTTGATATATCCTGCAAATCGGTTATTTTCTTTGAACTTGCCACTTGTGGTAAACTCTAACATCTGTTGAATGTTTCCAAAGTTGCGAACAAAGTCATCGAAATAATAAATGCCATATTCTTTCATAGTATCCGCTGGCATAAGATAACGCATAAAGGTCCATATCTCTGCCGCTGTGTTACTAATTGGAGTTCCTGTAGCAAAGATAACATTTCGACCGTTATTCTTTGATAGTACAGCTTGCGTTTTTAAGAAAACACTTTGTGTTTTTTTTGAATATGAGGGGTCTACTCCTTTTACTCCACGCTGCATTGCAGTAGCAAAACCTAAATGTTTGTACTCGTGAGCTTCGTCTACAAGTAAGGCGTCTATACCCAACTCATCAAAGTCTTCTACGTCATCGGTTCTGCGGTCGAGCATTTCTTTTGCCTTTGCTTCTGTATTCTTTTTTGTAACCTCTTTCTTCTTTAACTCGCTTGCTGTTGCCTTTTTCTCTCTTTGTTCGCTCTCATTATTTTCTATTAACGCTGCGATTTCGGATTGCAACTGAGCAATTTCTTTTTCGACACGGCGGGTTATAAAATCATCTCCCTTGTCGTTAGCTTCTTTCATTCTTTGAAGAACTGCTAACTTTTCATCTACTTTATCTTTGATAAAAGTAATCTGTCTATCTTTACTGTCTGGAATAAATTCGAACGTAGATTGAGGAACAACAATCATATCCCAATCATTGTAGCGTATCTTTGCGTAGAAACGTCTTCTTCCATCTTCTCCACGATCGGAGTTTTCCAATGTGAGTATTTTAGCATTTGGATATAACGCTTTCGCACTTGCAACAAACTGTCCGACTGTAGCATTCTGCACAACAATCATAGGCTTGCGAGCAGTACCCAAGCGACGCATTTCCATTGCTGTAGATATTAACGTGAATGTTTTTCCTGTTCCAACTTCGTGTGCTAAAATTAAAGGTTGTGTAGTTCCTCTTACTACGGCTTGCGCCTGATGTGGACGGAGTTTGATATTTTGCGCTGCTCCTCCAAATCGTTCGGGGATAAACTCTTCGGGGATAGTGGGTGCAACATAGTTGTTAAACTTATCGTTATATATTTTTTCTAGCTCCTGACTAAGTTCTACATCGCTCTGTACCTTTCCACGTGCCCAATCTTTAAAGTCTTGTCGTATCTCGTCTATACGTGAGTTGCAAGCTTGTGTTGCGTCCTTATCTACAATTGTTTCTTTCTTGCCGTCCCAGTCCTTTCTTGTCTTGCTTATGGTAATAGTCTTATTCTGTATGGCAGCCTCTATAAGTTCGTGTCCTAAGATAGTTTCTCCTTTAAGTTTACTATAAACACCCATAGAACGATTTTGTTCTATGGCAAGTCCATATAGCGGAGCTTTCATTACCCAAGTTCCATCAACAGGAATAAGAGTAACGTCTAAGCCAGTCTTGTTTTTTATATACTCTTCATAGAGCTTTGGTGTAACCCAAGAACTACCAAGATTAAATTCTATTAGATGGGCTGGTATATTTGCAGGAATGACTTTTTTTAAAGCGTTGATATTATTGCTATACTCACCGTTTTCGTTGTTCTCTTCGGCTTGTTGGAGTTTTTCTCTAACATTGCCGCTTAGATATTTGTAAGAAACTTCAATCTCTTTGCTTACAGGATTTTCAAAACCTAACCCACTGTTGATAATTTCGTCTTTAACAGCATCTTCCGACATATTGAGTTGCTTACTAATGTAAGGTATGTCAATTCTGCCATTCTTATAAATGCTGACAATGACACCATCTTTCACGTTGTCAGGTTTAGGTTCTGTTTCCTTTGTTACAACACGCTTACTAAATACATCTGTTTTGCCATATACTTTAACTCTGTTATTATTTTCATCGTTTTCTTCTTTGTAAGTTTCGAGTGCTAATATGTTTGAAAAGTCTATGTCATTGCGCAAGAAAGATATTGAGGTGTTTTTGTTGAGATGTCCGTACGTATTAACAAAGTCATCATAGGCTTTGTTTAGTTTATCAAGTAATGATTGTAATCCTTTATCGTCGGCATTCTGTGTTTCATAGGCAAGAACATCGTTTAATGCTTGTTTAATGTCTGTGTAAGATTTAAAGCATTCTTGCTTTGTATGTCCTTTAACCTTGTTAGCGTTTAGTTTGAGTGGTACGGCTTGTCCATATTGCGCAACGCAAAGTTCTCCATTGCTGACAACCATACTACCTTCCTTAACATCGCTGCCCAGTTCTTCGTAAATAGAATTATTAAGACCTTGTTCATTATCAATATTTTGTGCTTGCTCCTCCGTGTCAATTGAGAATGAATTAACAAACTCTTCTAATAGCTTATCTTGTGGCTTATCTTTAGTGGGGTAAAGCTGTTTTGTAGTTGGTCGGTATGTATCACCGTGTTCAAAGGCGAATTCCATTACTCCAGCCATTTTTTCGGGGTGTTCAATGAAGTACTTATTGTAATCCATAGGTAAGTCTTTGATAACAGGTATCATTTTACCCTTTACCTTCTTAACTTCGCCCGTATTAAATTCTGCTATGCGTTCTCCTGAAACTTCGCTAACATCTATTGCTTTTGCTGACTTCTTTCCATTAACACGTTTTCTAACAACTATAATATCAGATGTAACAGAAGTTCCTAAGAACGTCTTGTTGTTTAGACGAAATGCGCCAATGAAGTCTGCGTTGCCATCATTAACAACCCAATTGCGTATTTGCTGTGAATTATCAAGCGTACCATTTGACGATATGAATATACCTATTCCACCCTCACGCAACTTACGTATATTCTTTGCAATACAGAAGTTGTGTATATCGTGGAATTTCTTTGATAAATCTTTATCAGAAGTAGTATCCCATACTCTTAAGCCTGTAACAAAAGGAACATTCGTGATAGCTAAATCAATGCTACCATTAGGAATAGAAGTTTCTTCAAAACCTTGTATATCTACTTTTGCATCGGGGTACAGTAAAGACAAGATGCTACCTGCTGTAGGGTCTTTCTCTACTGCGTGAATATTACTATTTTCGCTAATGTGTGTTGGTATTTGTGCGATTATATTTCCAATGCCTGCAGACCCCTCTAATATGCGTCCTCCTTTAAAACCTAACTTTTCGGCAATATCCCATAAGGTGTCTATAATATGGGTAGGGGTATAATAAGAACTGTTGGCACTTTCTATTGCGTTATTGTAAGCTTCTTCGCCTAAAAGCTCTTTTAGTATTCGTGGGGTCTTATTTATTTCTCCGTAAGCACCGTTAGGGTTTTCGTTGAAAGCTTTTCCTAATCCTCCCCAGCCACTAAACTTGCGGAGAATTTCCATTTGCTGTGGAGTAGCTTTTTCTCCATTCTCCGTAAGTTTTTTCGCCAACTCAATAGCTTGTATATTTGCTTCTATACGTGCGTCTATTGAAGTTGGCGCATAGTCTACACCACGTTCACCGTGATTGTTATTACTGTTTAGGCGTTGCTTCCCCTCAGATACGTTAGGTACTCCTCCGCCTCGCTCCGTGTCAGTACTAATATGTGCTGTATCACGTCTATCCATTCTTCGTCCGTCAGGTCTTTGAGCTTCATTTTGTTTGCTCTCTCCCATTGGTTCATTCTGTCGAGGTTCGTGTCCTCTTTCTCGTTTGGTAGCGGTTTCGCCATTTGATAAGTGTACTTCATTTTCTTTTTCTTTATTCGTTAAACTTTCGGTAGGGACTACTGTGTCAAATAAATTCCCCTCTGCGTGCGAAGATACTGTTTTATTGTTTGCTTCTTTTGCTTTCGCTTCTGTTTTTTCTTCTGTTAAGTCTTCTTTAACATTTGTTTTCGTTTGCTCTTGTTTCTCAATGGGTTTAACAGCGTCCATATCGACAACTTCATAAACGACAGGAGCAAGACCTGTATCAAGTACAGGTCTGCCATTATCGAAGTCAAAGATTGTAGCTTCTTTCTCTTTATAGAGAACCTTGTCGCCAATCTTTAAGCCGTGCCAATCAGGGACTATTTTCTCCTGCCACCCCTCTTTATTAAGTGCCTTTGCAAGATGTCTCCATTCTTCAATAGAAGCCTGCCCATTTAGCTTAATAGCAACCTTGTAAGGGGAGATAAAATGCCCAACTTTAATTTCTGTACCAGTTTCGTTATTAACAAATGTTTTTCCAAAGATACCCTCTATATCCTCCGCAGAAGTAAACCTACCTTCGAGTCCATTAGATGTAGGAATATCGTTTGCAGTTTCATCTTTGTCGTTATCTACCTCCTTATGGTCTGTTGTCTTCTCTTTACTGACGATATCCTCTTCCGAATTTTGCGCACGATTTTCTTCTGACTGTGTGTTAAAGATTGCATCTGCAAAAGACTGTGCATCTTCGGGAGAATTAAATACAAAGCCATTAACACCGCGAAATGACGAGTAGTAGCCGTTATGTTTCTTTGCTACTTGCTTGCGTTCTTTAAAAGCATCGCTATCCGTGCGTTCTTTGCCACGCACAACCCATATATCAATATCTTTTTTGTTGTTGTGTTGCTTTGTGATAGAATATGCTTCGTTGTCTACATCTTGCGTTTCGACAGTATTCTTTAATTCTTCCTTTGCGCTATGCTCTACTGCCTGTTCATTACTTATCTGTTCGGCAGTGTCGAGTACTGACGGCTTAACATCTTCGGTTTCTTTGCCAATGGTAGCAACATTGAATACCCTTACTTCATCGTATGGCGTCATCTCTTTAGAGAGTTCCTCCATACCTGGTAAGTCTCTTGCTCCATTGTATATAGATTTGAGATAGGGGCGTATTTCGTCTCCTATTTCGGCAATCATCTTTTTTGTAAAGTCGGCAAACTTTCTAACTCCGTCTTCAATTTCCATAGACGCAAGTTCTACTCCCATCATAAATAATTCGGGGTCTACTCCTACATTGAGTTGCCCACGTAGCTTTGCTTTAATCTTGTTGCGTAGTTCTTGTTTTTTGCGCTCACGTAGTTCAGCTTCTGTCGGATTCTTGGTCTGCGTATCGTCTTGTGTTTTTACAGACGTATATTCTGCGAAAGGTTTTGTCTTTCGCTTGCTGCTGTCAATCCATTTCTTGAAGTCTTCTTTTTTGACTTCGGTAATGCTTCCTAAGCCTTGCCAGCCCTCCTCGTAGTTTGAAAGGTAGGCTTGCCTTGCGCTTTCCATATCGGAGAAGCCATACATAACCTTGTGTTCGTCGAATGAACCATCTTTGTTTATTTGGTCTACAACAAACACATTTCCTTCTGTAGGGTTGTCAGAAAGGAATATATCTATATGGTCTCCGTCTACACTTTCAGTGCCACGAATGTAGCCGTAGGTATTGTGCATTTCGCTTTCCCACTGCTTGCCGTTTGCATCAGTGCCACGACGAATACTACCCTTTGGCTGTTCGATGGTAATATTAAGTCCGTCTACTTTGACGTGTCCTTTTTTGTAGTTGCCAGCTTCCTTTTGTGCATCGGTGGGGTTGGTATCAACCTTTGCTTCCTCTTCTTTGCGTGTACGTTGTGCCTTGTGTTCTTCTGCTACTCTTTCGGCATAGTCTGTTATGCTCTCACCGTCTTTGCGTGGTGTGGGCGAAAATTTGTTCTCCTTTTCTTGCTTTGTTTGAGAAGATTGTGTAACTTTGCTGTCAGAAGAAACATTATTCTCTTGCGTAGGAAGGAGGTCCGGCACATCACTTTGATGTTCAGCTAAGCGCATTTCAGAGCTGTTGGAGAATAATGTTTCTTTTGTATATTCACGATTAAACTCCATTAGCTTATTGAGCATTTTATTGGGATTTACGAAATGGCTGCTTACAGATATTTCCAATCCGTCAATAGAAACTGTAACAGACGTATAATATTTTACTTTATTACCATTACGTTTAAACGTCTTGGCAAAAACATAAGAGAAATTGCGTTCTGCTACATCTTCTCCTTTAGCTTTGCTTGGCTCCACAAAAATTACATCGGGGTCTGACAAAGTAAGTGAAATCATGCCAAACTCGGATGTGCGTTTCTTATCTTGTAATTTTGCGTATTGATTTTCTCCCATTCGTACTTTACCAATGGGAGTATCGATAGAATTGTTAATACCAAAAGTTTCTAACCACGTTTGGGGCGTTAGTCTGATTTCGGGGTCTTCAATGGCGTTTTCCTCCATTGAAGTTATTAAACTCTGTGCTGCTTCTTCTGATAATGGCTCTTTGTCTACTTCTGTGGGTGTGCTTTGAGGTAGAGTTCCATTCTCATTACTGCTTCGCACGCCAGTTGGAACTTCTGTTGGTTGCTCTTCGCTTTGGCTATCTCCTCTGCTGTTATTAGTTTCTTCTGTTTGCAAAACTGTATCGCCTGGAGTAGTTGTTGGCTCTTCTGCTGTGGT